AAGACCTAATGATGCTTCAGCACCAATTGAAACTGAACCAGTATTACCACTAGTATTATATGCAGCTTGATATCCAATTGCAACATTATTACTACCATTATTAGTAAATAATGATTCAAATCCAACTGCTACATTATTACTTCCCCCCATAGTAGAATATAAAGCTCGGGCTCCAATTCCTGTATTACGAGAAGATGCACATTGTATTAATGTTTCTGCTCCAACAGCTACATTTGAACTACCTGTTATATTTGATGCTAATGATGCTCTTCCTACTGCAGTATTGAAACTACCTGTTGTATTAGCAACTAATGCTGCTGAACCTAAACCGGTATTGCTTGAACCTGTAGTATTAACAGTTAATGCATTACCACCAAATGCTGAATTATATGTACTTGTTGTGTTATCTCTTAATGCTTGATATCCAAAAGCTGCATGACCCAGACCTGTAGTATTATTTTGTAATGCTTGAGATCCTACACTTGTATTTGAATTACCTGATGTATTATTTCTTAATGCTTGATATCCTAGAGCAACACATGCAGCACCAATAGTATTGAAACTCATAGCAGATACACCAACAGCTGTATTAAAATTACCTGTTGTATTATTATACAATGCATTATACCCTAGAGCAGCACATCCAGTACCACTAGTATTTGAATACAATGCATATGCACCAACAGCAGTGCTTCCACTATTAGTGTTAAAGCTTAATGCACGGTCCCCAATAGCAACATTAAAACTAGAGTTACCAGAAAACAAAGCACTATTACCTATTGCAACATTTGAACCATTTGAAGTATTAGATGCTAACGCATCTGCACCAATAGCAATGTTATTAAATCCACTTGTATTAGCTGATAAAGAACCCGTACCAATAGCAGTATTATAAGAACCTCCAGTATTACTTACCAATCCATTTGTTCCAATAGCAGTATTTTGAATACCAGTGGTATTCGCTGCTAATGCACCATCTCCAAAAGAGGTGTTGGTTGCTATATCTCCCTGACCATTATTCCAAACAGTCTTGTTAGTATTATTGTATTCTAAGAATGATGGTAATCCTCCTGTATTTGTAATAGTTACTGTTCCAGTACCTCCTACTGGAGAAACACTAATACCTGATCCAGCCACAATTTGTGTTACTCCTGCTCCACCACTAACAAGATCCGAAACTTTAATAGCAACAGGTTGATAAATACCAGGAGTTCTTGGATCATTTACCCCAAGAACTACTAAATCATCTCCTGATGCATTTGTAGTAACTCTTCTTGAAGCTAGTAGATTTGAAAAATTTGTTAGATTATTTAACATAGTAAATTATTTTAGTAGATAACCTTCTCTTACTTCACCATCATAGTATTCAACAAGGATCAGTTCACCAGAAAGATCATAGTAATATATATACTGTTTGTTTAAGTCTCCAAGTTCTGAATGTTGTACTACAACACTTACAACTTCATATGTACCAATTGTTTCCATTATTGAAAGTATTCAAGAAGTAAATTACCTTGTACACGAACAGAGGTTGGATTTGTAGCAAAAGCAGGAGTTACAAAACTTAATGAAATTTTGTCATTTACATTTACAGTAAGTGGTGTTGCAAAAGAAAGTGAGAATAATGCACTTGAACTGCTCATTGTAATTGTAGTTGATGCAGTAACTGATTGTCCTGTTGTTGAATTATTAAGTTTTACTATTACATCTTCTGTAGATCCAACTGTACCACCAACAGTAACACATAGTTTAACTGTACTAATTGTACCATCAAAGTCCATAAGAACTCTTCTACCATCATTATTAGTAGTAGATGCAGGAGCAAGATTATATGAATTACCAATAAAATATTCAATATTGTCTCCAGGTGAAACTGAATCACATGCAAATGTGTATAGTAAGTATTTAGGAGTTAGTGGATATAATCCATCTGCAAAATCCTGAACACCCATTGCATATGTCTCATACTGATCATCTTTTACTATAGGTCCTACATATGCTCCAAGCATAACAAGATCTGTATCAGTATTATTAATTGTAGGTTTAATGAAATTTCTGGTCTTTAAATATAACCAATTAACTATATCCATGGTGTTAAAAATTAGATTTATAAATAAGTGTATACATTATAATATACAAAAAATATTTTAATAAACAAAAAAATTCCCAGATAGAACTGGGAACTTTCTTGACAGGGTAGAGGAGTTACTAAAGAAGAAGCTATCCTATCATATATCCTAATAGAAAAGATACTACTATCATGGCTCCTATAGTCCAATTAGCAATGACTCTACCTTTCTCATCTTCTTGATATATGTTATGCATCTTGTTATATATTGGTCTTGTCATAGCATTAATAACAATCCAAAAGAAAGCTAGTGTGCCAATTGCAAAGGAAGCCATAAGTATCTTTAACCAAATCATAGTGAATCAATTCTTCTTTGTAAATATACTAAAGCCTTTTCTAAATCTTGTTTTTTTGTTGTCTTAGATTTCTTTCCGGCTCTAGCTAAGTACTTAATTACATTACCAAGATAAAAATCTTTATCTAATTCCCAAGCTTCTAGAACATTAAAAACTTCATATGTAGAATCTTTTCCACCATAGTGATCAGGCCTGATAGGATCATTAATAACAATAATCCGGGAACTATAATCAATAGGTTTAGAATTGATCTCCTCTTTGGAACACATGACTTTTTGATACTGTTCCTCACTTTCTTGACTAAAATTTACCATGTGATAGCAATATCATGCTCTCTGATCATAAGCTTAAGAGCTCCTTCAACATCAATTACTTCTGCTGTGTTAAGTGCATTCATCTGGAGATATACTTTGTCTCCAACATTAAATAACTCAACTTCTGAACCTACTGCAAAGATCTCAAGTGCTGTCCACTTAGTTCTCATGTCTGCTTCTAGCAATGCTTTATCTTTTTCAGATAATTCAAATGCTGATTCTTTTACCTCAGGTTTATTTACTAGTATTCTCTTTCCGTGTAGTTTCATTGGTTTATTTTAGTGTGATTACTTTTACTACTGCCATCTGAGCATTTAGTATCTCACCTACTGCATGATCAAACAACAAACTCTTTACTGGTACCTTAGCATCTGTAGAATATCTACGCTTTAAGATCTCTGCTACTTGTGCCATTAATTCTTTTACTTTCTGTACATCTTCATCTGCATGTGGCACATCCGGATCTATACCTACTAACTGTTCTCCAAAGCTTGGTAATCTCCTTTCTTCTATACCATATTGTACTTGCTCTTCCATATATTTATCAAATTTAATGCGTGCTTCTAAGTTAGATTCTGACTCAGCTGTTAGTTTGCGCCATATGTCCAACTGTTGTTGGGTCATTTTACAGGCTCAAACTCTTTAGTAAAATCTATAGGATCATATATCTTAATTACTTTATCCTCTGTAAATAATACATAATCATCTATATGAACTTTCTTATGGCCGTATGGTAAGAATAGCCATAACCCATTACTCTTACTGTGGAAGCCATTATCCTTTCCAATAAGATCAAATATCTCATCTGCATTCTGTCCATTGAACTGAATTGCTTGCAACTTGCACATAATTGGTTTATAGATGTATACCATATCACAAATATAAAAAAGTTTTTTAAATAAAAAAATCCAGCTTAAGCTGGACTAATTTGAATAGTGTTTGGGGAGATCCAATGAGAATACACTACCACGTGGGCAGTGAAAACAAGAAAACACTACAGGACGGACTTTGTTTAACTTCAACAATACCTTAATGACTCATACCTGGGATCACCCAGACACTAACTCCTTGCGGAGTTCACCTTAGTAAGGATCTTTTAAACTCTGCCCGTTGCCATTGCAGTGCAAAACAGGAGAATCTCCCAAAACACTATCTAATTATTTTCTCTTAATACCCGTTGGTACTAAGTTGTATCTTAAACCTATTACCCCACTAACATTTTTAAACACTAATACTTGTAGAACTTCAGTCATTTCTCCAAATAAAACTGGAAACTCAGAGGTCTTATCTGGATTATCAATACCTATTGCAAACTTAAAGTACACACTTCTAGCAAATTCTTTTTTCCTATTTGCTGGATATATGTTATTAAGTACGTCACCAGAAAGTCCTTTTGGTAATGGTTGTTGTCCATTATATACATAGAATTGATATGGGTCAAAACCAAATAATGGTTGAGTCATATACGGTTTGTTAATCAGTAAATCAAACTCTGTATTGTATGGGTACTTAGTTGTGCCACCATAGAACTTACCTTTACCTGCATAACCATCTAAGTGTGGTACATGTTTAAATCCTGCAGCTATCTTTTTAACTTTTCTTTTTTCTTTTCCAGTTACAGGATCTCTATAAAATACATTTTTCTTTTTCTTCTTGCTGTATCTGAATAAGTAAACCTTTGGGTTATACTGTTGCCATATATCCGATTCTCCATTTGGTAAATACCCTACAGAGATTCCGCCTTCTAGATTCTGCTTAAGAAATAGTTTAGGAATACTAATACCATTTACTGTTTCAAGTAACTGAGATACCGTAATACCAGATGCCTCATAGTCATTGTTCTTACTATCCTTTATAGGATTAGCAGTCATAATAATTGCCTCACCAACAACCTTATCTGAAAGATTACCTATGTTTAACCACTTGAGGAAATTTAGTATCTGCATGACTTGTATATTAATACTATAATATACGAAAACTTTTTGAAATAAAAAACCCCCAGTAGTACTTGTTGATCAGACAAACTTTCTGGGGGGTGTTACCAGTTATACAGCACTAGATATCTCATGCTGACTTCCTGCTAACCAAATGACCAGATCTAGTGAGCAGTTCTTACGGTATGCTTTCCTGGTACATTATCTATAGTAACGGTAAAGTACTATCCTTGTCCTCTGTACAACTTCTTGTACTTCTTAGAACTTTTAAGTTTAGAGGTTTTAGTCTTTGCATGAACCCCAGGACGAGAAACTTTCTTTTTCTCTAGCTTGGTTGAGCTTTCTTTTATCTTTGCCATTATTTTTTTCTTTTAGATTTAACCATTCCACCAGATTTTTTCTTTTGTAAAGATTTTAAAGTAGCCGGTACATCTTTTCTTGGAACACTTTTTACAGATTTACTTTGAACTTTAGGAATCCCAAGTTGATCTCCAGTACCTTTTTTAGTTACAAGATCAAAGGTTTGTTTACCTTTTGAATAACCAGTTGTATCCATAGATTGTGTTGTATAGTTGTAAGGCTTTGCTACACCTCCAGTAGTCGTTCTAGTTGTAGTAGTTTTAAATGTACCAATACCTGGATATCTTTTTCCTTTAACTACTTTCTTTTTAGGATCTGGATCTTTGCCATCACGTGGATTTTTCATAATGTATATTATTAGTTTATACTATAAGATAATGATTATTTGGTAAACTTGTCCAACTTTAAAAGCTTAACAATCTTATTTGCCCATTCTTCTCCCTGAGATAGGAAATCTTCTTCTGTATCTATATTATATCCATTAAGTAGAATACCCATATGTACAGCTTCATGCATTACCATAGTGATATCTTCCGCTGTCCCTTTAAAGTGTTTCTTATTTAAAAATAGAAATGGTTTATATGGTGCTTTGGCTTTTAACTTTTTGTCCCGGGGATCATAATTAGTCCACCCATATATATAGACACCATTGCCTTTAGTCTTATCAACTTCTTCAGCTTGGGCATCTTTACGGTTTAACCCGTGCATCTGATCTACATTATAATAGTCAAAGATCTCAGTAGCATCTTTACCTATTAGCAGAACAAACTTACCCATATCTATTTTCTTCATACTATTAATATACAAATTATTCATTATCATAAAACATTCTATCTGAATCTTCTGTACTCCATTTTTCAAATCCCTCGCAATTGTAATAGTCTTTGTTGACTAAGTAGTCAGGTCTTTCTGGGAATGGCTTGGTCACAAAACTTGGCTCAGACCACTTGATTCTGTTGTTAGGTTGTAGAGCTATCTGACCATTATCAAGTAAAATGATATGATGAGACTTATGCTCTAGTGGATCTTCTGCTAAAGATAAATCTGTGTTAGGATCATTACTGCCCCAGTTAATAGTAGCATAGTATTTTCCTGAATAGAACTTATGGTCTTTCATATACACCTCTACTCTGGTATCGTATAGGTAAGACAAGTGAATAAGAGTAAAGTTATAAGAGAAGCAGTTCCATATCTGTAGGTAGTGAAAAGGTAGATCTGGACTTGGCATCTCTGGTTCAGTCAGCAGTGCATGACTTGGTAACTTATCTCTAAGTACGCCATTCTCTAAGAGTACCTGGAACAGTGCAGCTTGACCCGGCATACATCTTACTGATATAATAACCCCCGGGGTCAATTCTCCATGACCTTTCTGATGTTGGTACATGTACTCATTTCTAACAAATACTTTGAGTGGGAAAAAGTTGTGTTCTATATGTGCCATACTTAAGTTTTATGAGATTGTCCCCGGAGGAAAACGAACGAAGAAACCCCCGGGGCAATCTACCTGTAGCATTGTAAAGATATGTATTTCTTGGGGAAGAAACAAGGGGATGGGTTTTTTAGTATATAGGAGGATGTGGTGACCCATTGGTACAGAACCCCCCGGCCCCTGGCGGAGATGGGGGTACCCCCTGTTCTTCCACAGAACATCTTTCTACACAGATTACTAACACTAAATTTTTTACCATGCAAAAAGATTTGCCTAAATGCAAGTGCGGTGCAGATGTGCACAGTGATTACTATCTGGAACCTTTCTACGATGAGTCTGGTGCTGTCGAAGGTGTCCAACCTGTTGAGTACTATGAAGAACAGTGTCTGGATTGTTTGACCATTGAAGCCCGTGCTAACTATGTTCCACATGATCATGAAGATGAGTTGCCCTTCTAGGGCATCTCATTTTCTATTGCATGTAATAACATCTTATTACATAAAGTAAAACTAACACTTATGAAAAGACTTAGACAAGTGCAATACTGTGCTGTTGCCATTATTGCTTTAGTATTCTTTGAGGCTATGTTAACTATGGGTACTGTATTCCGCTTTGAGGATTACAACTGGTTTGCCTGGTTTATGCAGTCTGTAGCATTTGCATTTGCAATAACTACAGCCTTGAGAGTAGAGTATGAATCAAGAGAGGGTCTGTGACCCTCTTTTACTTGTTAAACATCTTATGACTTAAATTAAAACTATATAGTATGAAGAGTAATTTATTTGTAGTAGCCTACTTTACTGTGGGACTATTATGTGGTTGGTTAATTGCAACAAGCAAGTACCATCATCCAAGACATGTTGACACTGAATACTTCATTGAGTTGAAGGGAGATTCTGCTGTTATAGAAGGATTAGATAGGCATACATACACATGTCCTATTGACAGTATTCCTGCTGTGTTAGTAAAGGACAACCTGTAATGGGTTGTCTTTTATTATTCTAACATCTTATTACATAGATTAACTTTAATTCTTTTACTATGCACAGAGTAGATATTTTTAGTTTCCTGGCATCAGATGCTGGTGAACTAATGAAGATGCAAACAAGACTTAATCAGTGGATGACTGCTGGTACATTGGTTAAGTATGAGATACATACTGCTGGTCAGTATATCATCTTCAATGTTTGTAGAAAGAAAGAAGAGTC